GTCAAACCAACGAGCTTCGAACGCAATGTTGTGACATACGATTCCGCCATCAAACTTATCCATTGCCTCGTAGAAAACACCGGACCACTCTTCCCACGGCATTGCCCATGCCTGTTGCCCGTCACCTACCTGCACAAGACGAAGTCGACCGTGCCACGGAGATAAAGCATCCTTACGCTCGTGCCCAGGTAGCTCACCTGTTTCAGTGTCGATTGCAATCGTGTTGTGAGGACGTCTTTCACCAAGCCAGGTTAGAAATTCACCTGCCTTTTCAACGTTGTTCACGAGGTGAAGCTTAACGTCACCTAGTCCTTCAGTTGTCATCTACGTCCTCTGTTATAGTTACCTCGATACCGCATTCCTTAAAATATCTAACCGTTGCGTCCGGCAGACGATGAGCCGCACGTGTACCGATTCTCATAACAACTCTCGATACTCCAGAGTTGGAGACAAGCTTAGCGCACTGGTAGCATGCCGCGTCCGTTATGTATATGGTACCACCTTCTACTCGCGAGCGGTCAACGTATAAAAGTGCGTTTGCCTCCGCGTGAATTGAAGGACACGAGTCATACGTGTTATTTAGATCTGTCAAACCTTGCGCGCGTGCACACCAGTTAATACACTCGCCTTCAGCGGGAAATATAGCGGCAGGACCGTTATAACCGGTAGAGCTGATGCGTTGGTCCTTTGACACAACTACCGCACCGATCTGCGCACGACTGCAGCGAGATCGTCGAGCTACAGAGTCGGCGACCTGCATCCAGACCTCGTCCCAGCTGGGGCGGTTACTCATCATTTCTCCTATTTAACTAATAAAACAACTAGTCCGCTAAGTGCGGCAATTAAGCTGAGAACCATACGCATGAAAAACAGGTATTGATCAAACAATGTCATCGTCCTTTCCTGAAACTAGAGAGTTAACAAGCAGCTGAGAAATAAGGTACAAGGCTTCCTTGCGTGTAAATCCTGATCTACGTAACTCGATGTAGATCTCGTGAAGTTGAACTGTCGCACCGTGGAGCGGACTTTCATACTGGTCTAGGTTATCCTTCATTTGTTAGCCTCGTTCTTTTGTATAGCCGTAATCATTGCGTTTGCGTACCACTGTTCAAACGGGTGCATTATGTACAGCAGTGATTTTTCCTCCTTGTTGATTGCCGAGGAGAGAGCTGCCATTGCCCTATTCTGAACGTGTTTCCACGTTGTTCCCGTTATCGCAGGAATATCCTCGTACGGTTCCTTCGTATGTGTTAAGTTTTCCGCGGAGTCGTAGTGCTGCTCGTAGATGTGAAGAGATCCAACGTGGTGCGTGTACGTTCCAGGCTCAATCTTAAGAACAGATGCCATCGCAAGTTGAACGCGCGTAAACTGGAAGAAGTCATACGCCGCTCCAAGCCATACGTCGTTCGAACGCATGTAGACACTCATGTTAAGCTTGTTGTCGCGAATTCTAAACTGGTGAAGAATTGTGCAGGGATAATCACGCTTGCTTGGCAATAGATCTAGTTTTGGATCCCAGATGGTAACGACTGCCTGTCGTGTATCAGGGTCTGCCTTAAGACGCTCGACGATAGCGGCGTACTGGTCCTCGGTGCGAAGACCGTATGCCCCGTGAAATAGACCGTTGTCCTCGGTAAAATTAGAGAACGCTGGACCAACCTGGATAACAAGCTTAGGTGTTGATACACCCGCAAGAAGCTGGCAAGCCTCGACCGCTCCGATACCTGGAACAGTTCCGCGGTTAACGTTAAGCGGCAGCGTGTTGCGTATATCGTTGATACGGATAACCGCGTCCTCGATCTCGCGTGTCTTCATTCCGCGCGGGGCGGTTTCCTTACCGTACTTAAGAACGTGTTGAACAAGGTCAACGTATCCGTTAACTCCGTCAGGTATATTTATTATCGCAGTATCCATGGATCTTCCTTGTCCTTTGTCTGTGCTAAACGAGATATTGCCTGTCCGTACTCCTCGCGTCGCGAGTTAAAAAATCTGCGCACGTGCTGCGGGTGAGACAGTACCACGTAACGGTCCTCGTGTATACCGTACGCGCGGATAACCCTCTCGGCAAGACGACCAAGCACAACAATCATAGGTCTTCCTAGGGTATACCAAAGTTCGTCAAACTCGTGCGAGTTGGTATCGTTCGCGTTAACTATTCCCATCTGCTTCCAGTCAGGATCCTGCAGCGCGTTAAAAAGATACTCGCCGGAGTTACCGTCAACCGGCATAAACGGAAGAATTGTTTCCTCGCCGTATTTCTTGGAGATATTTCTTTTATCTCCGACAAGAAGTATCCTAGGTCGACGCGGTCCTATGTACTCCGGAAACATCGCCAGTTGACGCGCCTCCTCTTGGATCTGCTCCGCGGCGTTGATTACCTGCGTTGCAAGCTCGGGAACCTTTTCAAGGCTATCCGCGTCGGGAGCGATGCGTGCGGCAAGCCCTGCGCAAGAGGCGGCCGCGTTTTCATAGAGATCTAATATCTGCCCGAGTTCACTCGCAAGTACGTAGTCGTCACCGCGGGAGTTAAGACGACGGGTAATAACATCAAGAGGTTGATACAACCAAAATTGAGCTACACCGCGGGATTTAAGAAAGAGCTCCGTCCAACGCCAACCTGCTAGACCTAGTAGACCGTATCCGTCACCTGATCCTGACTCCGGACGTTTTAGTGTAGAGTAGACTATTTCGCCCCAATGCCACCGGTCTGCTACTGCTATCGTTTTTGAGAAATCAAACTTTTCTACTGATGTAACATAATCACTAAGAACAAAACGACGAGATAGCTCTGCTGGAGCTGACTTATGATAAAAATTTACTTCCTTGCCAGGATATTTTTTACTAAGCTGCTTTAGCACTTCTTCTAATAGCGAGCTTTTGCCTGAAGCGTCTGTACCTTCAATAATGATAAACATATCTTCCTCGTCATTCTGTCATTTAATTCTTCTATCATAAATAAAATATTATCATATTTTATGCTATTCTGTGCCTTTAGGGTACGGATTTCTTGGTTTACCCTTCTGAGCTTCTGACATTCTTTTAAGGGTTTCAGCAGATCTAACTTTTCCTCTAATTCCGTCTCCTATTTTCTTTCTGTGCTCTTTAGAAAGATTCTTTCCTTTCTTAGACTCGGATATCTTCCTTTTAGTGTCTTCAGACAATTTTCTTCCTCTTTGCCCGTCTGACACTGCCTTTCTAGCCTCTATAGTAAAGGTATATCCAGTTATCCCATCTCCACCGTCAGTTGCATTTAGAAGATTATAACCGCTTTTTCTAAAGTTAGCAATATATTTTACTTCTAATTCTAAAGCTTCTTCTATTGATAAATTGTCAATCAGAACAGTCGCAACTACATCTTCATAATGTTTTCTTATCCACGCGTGGACAGGATACTTTTTATCGTATTTTGCAGATTTTTTATGTCTATAAAGTCTTTCTTCAACGCTATGCTTAGTTACTCCTATATAGCGATATTCATTTGGAAGATCTTTAAGATGTAAGGCGTATACACATGGCATATTATGGAATAAGCTCTATTCTGTACACCTGCTCGATACCACGGTCGATATCCGATGCGTCCTCTAACAGCCTCTCGGCGACCTTTGTTAGGTATCGTGCACCGCCTTGGTCATACTTGTATAACGCGTCAAGTACGGGAGTTGCCTCCTCGGATACCTGTGCCCAGTATCGATGCTTCTCGGGGAAGATCATCTCGGCGCTTCTTGTAGGGTAGCACTCCTCGCAAGGTAGTGCGTCCTTATCCAGCGTAGACGCGGATGCCTCGATAAGTCCGTATCTCTTTACAAGAGGACACGCCGCACCGTGGAATATAAGTGACACGCCTATGCGTGAAAGAATGTACGCGCCGTTGTCCGTCTTGTAGAGCTTGAACTCGATCCAACGGGTAGATCCACGTCTCCAGGAAGACGACTCGGCTAAAAGCTTACCGCTAAACTGCAGGGTACGCGAGCCGTCCTTAACCTCATGCACTAGTTCATTCCCTCTTTCGTCTTAGCGTCAGAGTTAACTATATCATTTACTTCCATTAATTGCGTTAAATCTGCACGCAAAGATGCAATTTGTCCTTCGTACTGCGCGACGATCTCGCCGATGCGTTGTTGAAGGGCAATGATCATTAGTTCACTCTTTGTCTTTGGCGTCTCCATAGGGTTATGTTATTCTGCCGCTACCGCGTCGTATTGAGCCTGGAGCGCCGCAATCTGAGCCTCTGCCATTTCTATCGTCTTATTAGACGATGTGATGATTCCTGCCTCAGGAGTGTCGGTTGCATTTTGCTCGATTATATTAAGCTCGGCGTTATACTTAGTGATTCTTACACCTCTGATGCGAGACGCTATGAGATCGAGCTTGTCTTCCTTTGTGATGTCTGTGCTTGGCATTATTTTTCTTCCTTTTCTTTTGTTAGGTTTATTACTGGTT